ATTAAAAGACTTCAAAATGAAGAAGAGCGTGACTTAGTGGGTGGTACTATGGAAACCATGAAGATGGCCACTAGAAAAGAAGAAGATAAATTAACTAGTCCACATACATTTGCAGATGGTAGTCAGGATATGCCATTATTAAAACCAAGAGGGGAAGATGAATAATAAAGAAGCTTTAGTGTTTGGGGCGACAGGTCAAGATGGCTCTTATCTCTGCGAGATGCTTTTAAAGAAGGGGTATAATGTCTTGGCGGTAGCAAGAAGGTCATCAGTGGATAACACAAAGAGGTTGTCTGGTTGCATTGGCAGTAAGAGATTTCAGATTCTCAGGGGGGATATATGCGATCAGTCTTTTGTTTTTGGCACTATCTCAAAGTATTGTCCAGCAGAGGTTTACAATCTAGCAGCACAGAGTCATGTTGGCGATTCGTTTGTGCAGCCACACTATACGATTGATGTCGATTTGAAGGGAACATTAAATGTCTTGGATGGGATTTTGAATTTTTCAAAATCTTCAAGACTCTATCAGGCATCCACAAGTGAAATGTATGGCTCTTGTTTTTCTCATTATGGTAATATTGATGGTATTAGAATAGAATCTAAATCTGCTATTAGCAGAGAAGATTTTATTAATAGAGATTGTTTTCAAGACGAAATGACTTTAATGATACCGAACTCACCATATGGGGTAGCAAAACTAGCATCACATAATTTGGTAAATATCTATAGAGAGTCTTACGGATTATATGCTTGTTCTGGAATCTTATTTAATCACGAATCTCCAAGGAGAGGCGAGTTATTTGTGACTAGGAAGATAACTAATTGGATAGGCAAGCATGTTAATGGACTAAGTAAAGAAAAATTGAACCTTGGGAATATAGATTCTCTGCGAGATTGGGGTCACGCAAAAGATTATGTTGATGCGATGCACTTAATGCTTAAGCAAAACAAGCCAGAAGATTTTGTGATTTCTACTGGAGAAACACATTCAGTAGAAGACTTTTTAGATTCTGCATTTAAACATGCGAATTTAGGAAGTTGGAAAAAACATGTTGTATTAAATCCAACATTGAAAAGACCATTTGAGGTTGATGCTCTTCGTGGAGTATCGACAAAGGCAAGAAAACAACTCAAGTGGAAGCCACACTATAATTTTGACGGTCTTGTAAAAGAGATGGTCGAGAGCGATATCAATGGATACAAAGTATAAAGTAATAAGAGATACTAGAGAGCAAAACGGTTGGACTTTCATGGCAGGGAAAGCTTGTGAAGGAACAATTTCTGGAACACTAAAAACAGGCGATTATTCTATAGAAGGCTATCAGGACATTTTGACTCTAGAGAGAAAAGGATCTATTGCAGAACTAGCAACAAATTTAGTCGAAGATAGATTTGAAAGAGAACTAGAAAGAATGGAATCTTTTAAGTATGCATTTATGATTTTAGAATTTTCTATGGATGACTTGATTAAATATCCAAAGGGTTCTGGAATACCTTCTTATCAAATGAAGAGCGTAAAGCTTAACCCATTTTTTTTACTTAAACGCTTGGTAGAGATAGAGTTAAAATATAAAGTAAAAATACTTTTTTGCGAAAATCATGGGCAAGCTGTTGCCTCATCTATATTTAAAAGGGTGATTGAAAATGAAGGACCAAGACAGACTGAAGAGAATAATTGATAGAGCTTGGATGCTTTCTGAACAAGAAATGTTAGCCATTAGCAGTCTTACAGACTTAAGAGATATAGAAAAAATCATAGATGTACCGCTAACTACGATACACCCTCTTAAAAATATAACTAAAGCAGACATGGAAAGAATGGATATATACCTTCTCAAAATCATGAGAAATCCAGACTACTTTCCTTTCACATGCAAACTTCTTTTTGGTATAGACATATTCCCATTCCAGCACATCATACTTAAAGAGCTTTGGAAAAGACCATTCCCTATGATCATTGCTGGTCGTGGTGCGGGTAAAAGTTATATTCTTGCACTATACTCTATGCTTAGACTTTTGTTTACACAGGGATGCAAGATTGCAATTATCGGCAAAGTCTTTAGGCAGAGTAAAGTTATATTTGAATACATGGAAGGTCTATGGGCAAATGGGGTTATCTATAGAGATATATGTGGTGTTGGCAAAGGAAGAAATAATAGAGATCAAGGCCCAAGGCGTGATATTGACAGATGCGAAATGATTGTTGGCGAAAGTGTTGCTATGGCATTGCCATTAGGAACAGGAGAAAAGATTAGAGGTCAAAGAGCCAACTATACAGTTTGCGATGAGTTCGCTTCTATTAGAGAAGACATTTATCAAAATGTGGTAAGGGGTTTCTCTAGCGTGTCTTCTAACCCAAGTGAAAAAGTTCATCGTCAAGCAAAAATAAGATTGATGAAACAGCTTGGTTTTTGGACAGCAGAAGACGAAGCACAAGAATCAAGAATACTTAGAAGCAATCAGAACATAGTTGCAGGAACAGCATATTATTCATTCAATCATTTTTATAAGACATGGGTTAACTATAAAAGAATTATTGATAGCGATGGAGAAAGAAATAAGCTTGAAGAAATTTTTCAAGGACCAGTTCCAGATGGATTTGATTGGAAAGATTATTCCATAATAAGATTGCCAGTAGAAATATTGCCAGAAGGTTTTATGGATGTTAAACAAATAACATCTGCAAAAATAAATAGTACAAAAGCAAATTATTTAATAGAGTACGGTGCAACTTTCGCAACTGATTCTGATGGTTTTTTCAAACGAAGCCTCATAGAATCTTGTGTTGTAGGAAAATCAGATTCTCCAATATTAATTGGAGATGTGGAAATAAATTTTCACGCTGCACTTTTAGGAAGTACAGAAGTTCAACACATTATGGCAATAGATCCAGCATCAGAAAGAGATAATTTTGCAATCATTATTCTTGCACTATATCCGAACCACAGAAGAATAGTGTATTGCTGGACAACAAACAGATCTTCATTTAAAGAAAAAATTAAAAAGGGTGTTGTGGGAGAAAAAGACTTTTACAGTTATTGCTGTAGAAAGATTAGAGATTTAGCAAAATCTTTTCCTAATATGGTTAGGATTGCATTAGATAGTCAAGGTGGAGGTATTGCAATTGAAGAAGGATTGCAAGACACGAATAGATTGAAAGATCCAGAAAGAGCAATCTACAAAACAATAGATGAAACAAAAAGAAAAGACTCTGACGATAAGGCTGGAGATCATATTTTAAGCATGATAAATTTTGCAGATCCAAACTGGGTAGTCGAAGCAAATCATGGATTGCGTAAGGATCTAGAAGATAAGTCTTTGCTTTTTCCCTACTTTGATCCAATATCAATTACTCTTGCAGCAGAAGAAGACATAGCATTAGGCAGAAAAGAAGAAGACACAAATCTTTATGACACACTAGAAGATTGTGTAATGGATATTGAAGAACTAAAAGATGAGTTAGCCAGTATTGTTCATGTAAATACAGCATCAGGAAGAGACAGATGGGATACTCCAGAGAGCAGAGATCCAGATGGCAAAAAAGGTAAAACTAGGAAAGATAGGTATTCTGCACTGCTAATGGCAAATATGGTAGCAAGAACATTTCAAAGGATAGAAACTCAAGAAGAATATATACAAGCTGGTGGATTTGCCTCAAGTGTTGCATCAGATAATACTAAAGAAAAAGTTATGTATATTGGTCCAGAATGGTTTAAAAATGCAACCAAACATAATTCTGGTTATGGTACAGTAATACCAACTCGGTGTAACAATATTTTAGAGTAATCCGATTACAATCAGAATAGGAATCAAAATGTCAAAAGATAAACAAATGTTCTTCACTTGGGATGAAAATGACCCTTTGTCAAAAGAGGCTGCTTTTGCAAAGGCAAATCATGGAGAAAAGCTAAATAGATCTACGGCAGGAAACTCTTTTCAAAATATTGTAGCCCCAAATGTTTCTGTTAGAGAATCATTTAGTAGGTCAGATTACGACTTTTTTAGACCAGGCGAATCTATACCTCTATTAGATAGGGATATAATATTTGCTTGTATGCAAGCATATGAGCGTATTGGCATTGTTCGCAATGTTATAGATATGATGGCAGAATTTGCTTGTCAAGGAATAGATTTGGTTCATCCCAATGAAAAAATAGAAAAATTTTATAAAGAATGGTTTAAAAAAATAAATGGTATTGAAAGAACTGAAAGAATATTGAATATGCTTTATCGTTCTGGAAATGTAATAATTAAAAGGCTTGTAGCCACATTAGAAGATAAAGATGTTCAAAATTTACAGAAGGGTATAGCTTCTGATTCTGATATGCCTTTTGATAAGCCAGTTGGTGATCCAATCACATCTTTGAAAAATGAAATTCCTTGGGGTTATACGATATATAATCCATGTACAGTTGAAGTATATGGCGAAGAAATAGCACCATTTATTGGTCCAGATGCATTTAGATATGGAATAAGAATACCTGAGAGCGTAGCAAAAAAATTAAAGAATCCAAGCAAAGAAGTAGAAAAAGAAATAATTGCAAAGATTCCAACAAATGTAATGAGATCAATTCCAACTGGTGGAAAATCTATACCTTTGCCAGAAGATAAAACTATAGCAATATATTATAAAAGAGATGATTGGCAAGTTTGGGCTAGGCCAATGGTTTATTGTATTTTAGAAGATCTGTTAATGTTAAAGAAGATGAAACTTGCAGACTTGGCTGCATTAGATGGTGCAGTTAGCCATATTAGACTTTGGAAACTTGGTTCTTTAGAACATAGAATTTTACCAACAGAAAATGCAATAGGAAGATTGGCAGATATGTTGCTCAACAATGTAGGTGGAGGTTCTATTGATTTAATTTGGGGTCCAGAACTAGACTTTAAAGAAACATCTACAGATGTAGCAAAATTTTTGGGCGAAGAAAAATATAAACCTGTTTTAAATGCAATCTTTGCTGGTCTTGGTATACCTCCATCTTTGACTGGATTACCAACAGGACAAGGATTTTCCAACAACTATATTAGTTTAAGAACATTAATTGAAAGACTTGATTATGGCAGACAACTACTTACTAGTTTTTGGGAAAAGGAAGTTAAGTTGGTTCAAGTAGCTATGGGATTTAAATTACCAGCACAAGTGGTATTTGATCAACAAACATTGCAAGATGAAGCAGCAGAAAAAAGACTACTCATTGATCTTGTTGACAGAGATATAATTAGCGAAGAAGCTCTTCAAGAAAGATTTAACTTTATACCAGAGATTGAATCTGTGAGAAGAAAAAGAGAAAACAAGAAAAGGAATAAAGAACAGATACCTAAAAAAGCTGGTCCTTGGCACAACCCACAAAGACTTGAAGATCTTAAAAAACTTTGGGTACAGATGGGTGTTCTCACACCAAAAGACTTTGATGTTGAAGCATCACAAGAAACACCACCTCCAAAACCAAGTCCTTTTGGCTCTAAAAAATCTGATGAACTAGTTGGAATAGAAGGGCAAGGTAGACCAGTTGGAGTTAAGGATAAAGACGAAAGAAAGAAAAAAGAAATAAAGCCAAGAACATCTGCCGAATTGGTAGAGATAATGTCTTGGGCAGAGACATCTCAAAAAAACATATCGGACTTAGTAAATCCAGCATTTTTAGATTCTTTAAAGAAAAAATCTATCAGAGAACTTTCTTCTGAAGAATTTAATTCTTTAGAAAAAACAAAATTTCATATACTTTGTAATCTAGAATATTTAGAGAAAGTAGAAAAGAAAACAATATCTAGAATAATTAGTTCAGAATTGAGCATAGATCAAGAAATAAGCAGAATATTATCTATATCGATTAAAAAGTATGTAGAAAAGCAAAATGCTCATCCAAATACGGAAACAAGAAGGAAAATAGAAGCTTCTTCTGTTGCAATTTACTTTATAGGAAAAGAATAAAAATATAAATTAAATTCAATGGTGTATTTTATTAAAGGCAGATAATGGCAAAAATAAAAATAGTTTACGATACGAATACTTCTAGCTTAGATGTATTTGTAGGTAAAAAAAAAGCCGAAGGCGTTTATTCTATTTTTATACATAAAGACATTGAAAATTTATACAAATTTACAGTGGATCTTTTTACCGAAGAAGGTCTTTTTATATTTAGAGATAAAGATGTCACTAAGCAAAATAATGACATGCTTATGCTAAGTAAACTAAAAGGCTATTTTGAATTGCAGGAGAAAAAATGAAAGAATTTCCAATATTTAAAGCAGAAATACAAGATGGATTAAGAGATAAGATAATCTCTAATCTTTCTATTTCTTCCACATGTGATCTTGAAATTTGTGATCCATTTTTAATTAAAAATACACTTAGGGCTACAGCAGAAAATAAAAACCAAGTGGATTTACATTATTTAAAATCTATTCTTGTAACTACTGGTTGGAATAAAAATGATGATGTTTTTGATAAAGCAGAAGTTTGGATAGCAAAATCAACCCCATCAGATAAGCCATTTAATTATGAACATGATCAAAGTCAAATAATTGGACACATTACTGGCTGTAAGGTAATAGCTGATGATGGCTCAGACATAATTGAAGAATTACCTATAGATGAACTACCTTCAAAATTTCACATATTGACTTCTGCTGTGCTATATAAATTTTGGGAAGATCCTAAAAAACAAGAAATGATGAATAATATAATAGAAGGAATAGCTAATAAACAATGGTTTGTTTCTATGGAAGCTATCTTCACTAATTTTGATTATGCAATAGATGATGGTGCTAGTTCTAAGGTTGTTGCAAGAAATGAAAAAACTGCATTTTTAACTAAACATCTTAGGGCTTATGGTGGAAATGGCACTTTTAATAATGTTAAAATAGGTAGGGTATTAAAGAACATAGTGTTCTCTGGAAAGGGTTTAGTTAAGAAGCCAGCAAATCCAGAAAGTGTTATTTTTGATGAAACAGAGGCATTTGTTACAAGTTCGGTGTACAATTTACATGAGACTATAAAGTCAAAGGAGATTATTATGAGTGTTGAAGAAGAAAAAATTGAAAAACAAGTGGCAGAAGTTGCTGAAGAAGTAGCTGCTGCTATTCCTGTTCCTCCAAAAGAAGAAACTTCTGAAGATCCAGCACTTAAAGATGCAGAAGCAAACAAGTGGTGGGAAGACAAAAAGAAAATGGAAGAAGAAGCTTCTATGTATGAGGAAGACAAAAAGAAAATGATGGCTGAATCTGAAGCCATGAAAAAACAATTAAACATGGTTGTTAATGAACTTAACAGCATGAAGAAAGAAAAAAGCATGAGTGATCGTGCAAGCTTAGTTATGGAAAAGCTTGGCATGAACAAAGAAGAAGCAGTTTCAGTAGTTGCTTCTTTAGTTGCTCTCAACGATGAATCTTTCGCTGTTGCAGTAAATATGCAATCCGAATACTTCAACAAAAAAATGTCTGAATATAAATCTGGTAAAGGTGGTCCAGCAGAAACTGAACAAGTACCAGAAGAAAAAAAGAAAGAAATGGAAGAAGAAGATCCTAGCAGCGAAATCGAAAAAGATCCTGCTGAATCCAAAGCATCTATTTCTGTTCTTGATACCGTTAAGATTAAATCGGATGCTGCACTTGCGACTTCTGACGGTAATGAAAGCGTAAAACAGGTAGCATCCCAAATTGCGTCTTATTTTGGTTTGGAATCATCTGGCACAGAACAATAAAAGGAGAGAAACATGGCTCTTAAATCAGATCGTAATGTAATCGATACAGACATCAGCTTAGTATGCAACACCGTTGTTGCTAAAGGCTTGTTTGTATGTTATGGCACAGCAGCTTCCGGGGTAGGTAATGAAACCCCAGGCGTTGTATCTGTTGCTGCAAATCCTTCTGGATACAAAGTTGCTGGACTTACTTTAGCAAGCTTTGTAGACATTGATCAAACTAGACAACATCGAAACTTTATGAAAGATGAACAAGTAATTGGTGAAAAAGCACCACTCCTTCGCAAAGGTTATGTTGTTACAAACAGTCTTGCTGCATCGATTACTCCACTACCAGGTCAATCAGCATATTTGACTGCTAGCGGTACAATTACTAACACCGTATCTGCAACTGGTGGCGAAGTCGCAACTCCAAGAGTTGGTGAATTTGTAACTAGCAAAGATGAAGACGGATATGTAAAAATCAACATCAACCTTCCAGTTTAACTTTTAAAAAAGGAGAGATAGACCAATGAAGACACCAACGCCAGAAATGATTGACTTGTTAAAAAAATCAGGCAGCAACAATTATGAAGTTGCTTGTGCTGCACAAGTCGAATTAGCAAAAGCATTAACCCTACCACTTCGTCAGGGCGTAATGAACGGTGATATTGTTAGCAATATCTATGAATCAGTAGCGTTTGCTCCTGGTACCTCTGTAGAATTTCCTTTGGATTTTCTTGCTCCTGGTACTGAGAAAGACTTCGTTGCTTATACGATTCCTGCACAGGGTAAAATTCCTGAGCGAAGCGTAGAAGGCGATTATGTAATGGTTCCAACCTATGAAGTTGGTGCTTCTATCGACTTCTCCTTGCGTTATGCTAGGGATGCACGATGGGATATTATTGGTCGAGCAATGCAAGTTCTTGAATCATCCTTTATTCGTAAGACTAATAGCGATGGTTGGAGGACTATTCTTGCTGCTGGCGTTGGTCGTGGCCTTGTCATTTATGATGATGTTGCAACCGCTGGCTACTTTAGCAAGAGGCTTGCTGCTCTCTTGAAAACTTCCATGAGGCGAAATTCTGGTGGTAATAGCACCTCGATTAATCGTGGTAAGCTTACCGACCTTTATATCAGTCCAGAAAGTCTTGAAGACATTCGTGGATGGCAGATTGCTGAAGTTGATGACTTTACCCGAAGGGAAATCTTCGTTCAAGAAGAAACTCCACTTCCAAGGGTATTCGGCATCAATCTTCATGATCTTGATGAGCTTGGTGTTGGTCAAGAATTTCAGAAGTATTATACTGGACCTCTTGCTGCATCTATGCCAGGAAGTAAGCTTGAAATTGTTGTTGGTCTTGACCTTGAAAAGAACGACAGCTTTGTTCATCCTATTCGTCAAGAAATTGAAATTTTTGAAGATCCTACTTTCCATCGTCAACGCAGGATGGGCATGTATGGTTTTGGCGAACATGGCTTTGCTGTTCTTGATAACCGAAGGGTTCTTCTTGGGGCAGTTTAATACCAATCTTTTTTTAAAAAAAAATAAGCGACTCCTTTACAAAGGGGTCGTTTTTTTGTTATTATAAGGTATAGGAACTATTTCATAGGAGATTTTATTATGTCTAGAGAACTAACTATTTTTGAAAAGGCTGCTAATTTAGCAGTAGCTGTAACCAAACATGTTGCTGCTGGAATGCCAATGGTAGCAAAAGAGGTTCTTGAAGCAAGACTAGCTATTTGCGATACTTGTCCAGAAGTAAATAAAAATAGTCCAAATTGGACATGTACAAAATGTGGGTGCAATTTAAAGATTAAGGCTAGTTGGGCAAGTCAAGATTGCCCCATCAAAAAGTGGCCTTTAATTAGCTAGTTTTCGGTGTATTTATCTTTGGAGAAACAAAAAATGCATTTCCAAAGAAATATAACAAGAATACAAGACCAAGATGACTTTTCTGGAGTACCAAACTCTGGAGAAGTCGTTTCATTTAATGGGCAAAACTTTACTACATCAAATATTATTGGGTATCAAGGATCGCAGGGATTTCAAGGAACATATGGAAATCAAGGCTATCAGGGATATCAAGGATTAATTGGAATAACTGGGCCACAAGGCTTACAAGGTGTAGCTGGAATTGCAGGAAATCAAGGAAGTCAAGGTGTTGTTGGAACTATTGGTTCACAAGGTCATCAAGGCTTAATTGGAATAACTGGACCACAAGGCTTACAAGGCGTAGCTGGAATCGCAGGAAATCAAGGTTTTCAAGGAACAATTGGAAATCAAGGTTTTCAAGGATCACAAGGTTTAACTGGAACAGGAAATCAAGGCAATCAAGGATTACAAGGATCAACAGGAATAGGAACGCAAGGAAGTCAAGGACTAACAGGAACAGGAAATCAAGGAAATCAAGGAAGTAAGGGAGATCAAGGTTTTCAAGGATTAACTGGATCAGGCAGTCAAGGACATCAAGGAAATACTGGAACAGGAAATCAAGGAGAGCAAGGTTTTCAAGGAGATCAAGGCTTAGTTGGATCAGGAAGTCAGGGTGCGACAGGAACTCAAGGTTTTCAAGGAAGACAAGGATTTCAAGGCTTAACTGGAACAGGATCACAAGGTAATCAAGGAACAGTTGGAACCACAGGTTCACAGGGAAACCAAGGTAATCAAGGAGTCGTTGGAACAACTGGTAATCAAGGAAACCAAGGATTACAAGGCGTTGTTGGAACCACAGGTTCACAGGGCAACCAAGGTTATCAAGGTGTCGTTGGAACAACAGGCAATCAAGGATCACAAGGTAATCAAGGAGTCGTTGGAACCACAGGTTCACAGGGAAACCAAGGATTACAAGGAGTCGTTGGAACCACAGGTTCACAGGGAAACCAAGGATTACAAGGCGTTGTTGGAACCACAGGTTCACAGGGAAACCAAGGATTACAAGGCGTTGTTGGAACCACAGGCTCACAGGGCAACCAAGGTTATCAAGGTGTCGTTGGAACAACAGGCAATCAAGGATCACAAGGTAATCAAGGAACAGTTGGAACCACAGGTTCACAGGGAAACCAAGGTAATCAAGGAGTCGTTGGAACCACAGGTAATCAAGGTTCACAAGGTTATCAAGGTGTCGTTGGAACAACTGGTAATCAAGGAAACCAAGGTGACCAAGGAAATCAAGGAGATCAAGGTTATCAGGGATTAACTGGTAGTTTTGGTGGTGTAACAGTTGAATATAAAATAGACACAAATAACTATTCAATTAACGATCCAGGTGATAATTATATAAGATTTAATAATGCTTCTCTTGCATCATCTACGCATGTTATAATTGATGACAATCCAAATAATGCAAATATTGATCTGTCTCTATTCTTAGGTACAATATCTGCTTCAACAAGCACTATGAAGGGTCATTTTAAATTATCCAAGAAAAATGACTCTACAGTATTTGCTCTTTATACAATAAGTTCTGCAACAGAAGAAGAACCTAGCTTCTTTGATGTTACAATTTCTTATTTGTCTGGAATCGGAGCATTTTCTAATGATGATGAAGTGCTGCTCACTTTTGCAAGAACTGGGGATAAGGGCGATACTGGATATCAAGGTAGCCAAGGATTTCAAGGGAACCAAGGATTACAAGGTGTTGTTGGAACTACTGGAAACCAAGGTAATCAAGGAGTCGTTGGAACCACAGGTAATCAAGGTTCGCAAGGTTATCAGGGTGTCGTAGGTACAACTGGTAACCAAGGAAACCAAGGCTATCAAGGAGTCGTTGGAACCACAGGTTCACAGGGAAACCAAGGTAATCAAGGAGTCGTTGGAACAACTGGTAATCAAGGAAACCAAGGATTACAAGGCGTTGTTGGAACCACAGGTTCACAGGGAAACCAAGGTTATCAAGGTGTCGTAGGTACAACTGGTAATCAAGGCTCACAAGGCAATCAAGGTTTCCAAGGTGTCGTTGGAACAACAGGAAACCAAGGTTCTCAAGGCAACCAAGGTAGTCAAGGAACAATGGGAACCACAGGCTCACAGGGTAATCAAGGCTTTCAAGGAATCGTTGGAACAACCGGAAACCAAGGTTCACAAGGTGCAACTGGAACAGGAAGTCAGGGTTATCAAGGATATCAAGGTGTTGGAAATCAAGGATATCAAGGATATCAAGGGTCTTCAGCAACTATATCTACAATAGACGGAGGTAGTTTCTGAAATGGCAACGATTAATGTAACTTCTACTGCGGACTCAGGTGCTGGTACGCTACGACAAGCGATTACAGACCTCAACGCAATTGTTGGTTCGCACACAATTACTTTTACTGGTTTAACTGGTACGATTACGCTTGCATCAGCATTGCCAACACTTACAAAAAGCATGACCATTACTGG